CAACAATATCGTATGCCATCACAGCATGTAATGAACATGAAGAACTAAAGCGCTTAATTACGCAATTAGAGACACATATAGGACTTGATGATGAGATTATCATTCAGATAGATACAAGCGCAACACAAGAGGTTAGAGACTTACTTGCGGGTGAATTTATAAGAGGAGTACAGAATAGAACAGTTATAGAATTTCCACTACAAAAAGATTTTGCCACTTTCAAGAATAATATAAAGAATGTCTGTAAAAAAGATTATATTATTTTTATAGATGCTGATGAATATCTTGATGAAAATTTCCTAATTAATTTACCTTACATACTAGAGATGAATCCTGAAGTTGATCTGTATTATGTGCCAAGATGGAATACAGTGTGGGGATTAACACAGGAGCATATAGTAAAATGGGGTTGGCATGTAGATAGTCAAAATAGAATTAATTGGCCAGATCTTCAGTCACGTATCATGAAAAATACTTCTGAGATATATTGGAAAGGAAAAGTACATGAAAGACTAGAAGGATTTAAATCCGTATCAAGGCTTCCAGATGATTTTAGATTATATCACCCAAAGACAATAGAAAAACAAGAAAAACAAAATAAATTATACGAAACAATATGAATATTAAAATATTAACACATATAATGCCATATGAGATTGATCAAGCTTATATAATGTTAGATAAGTTAAAACAATCTATTTATCATATAGATAAAAGTGATACAATATACATAGATACTGTTTTAAATTTATCTCCCAAATTAATAGATTGGAATAATTCAAAACTACCTAAAGAATTATTTATTGACAAATATAAAATAATAGATAACCTTTTAAAAGATAATTTTATTCATAAACCAACTATTTTCACAAAAGATGAAATATACGGAGCTATAAACTTAATGAAAAATACAAGAGAGGATCATATAGATTTTTATATACCTATATGTCCAGACGTTTATTTTTCAGAATATACTTTATATTATTTAATTGAATCAGCAAAACAGGTAACTAATAAATATTTTCTAATATCTCCTCAAATATTTAAGTGTTGGGATGGAAGTTGGGATATTTTAGTAAATGAAAAATTTTCGAAAATACCATATAAATCTTATCTTAATACAGATATTCACGAAATATTACATATATCATCTAATTTAGAATCTCCCATTTTAAAACCAATTAATGGTTTTAAATTTTCTGGATGGATTGAATTATATAACAAGGGATTTTACGAAAAATTAGTGCCTGTTTTAGATGAGTGGAATGGCTATCTTCCCTGGGACTGGTATGCTATGAATGTATGTAATATAGCGAAAAACCATGGAATTGATGTTCAACAATACCTTTTAGAGAACATTATTATTTGGTTTTATGATGTTGGTAATTTAAGGAACTTAGATAATCCAGGGGGAGATGGACAATTAAAAGAGATTTATAAAAAATATGTATCTATAATAGAAGATAATGAGAGGCATGTTCAAAGAAAACTAGTTGATAATAATCTACAATACTACATAGATAATTGGATAAAATACGCTATAGAAAATAAAATATAAACAAAAGTTAATGGAAATAAAAATAATAACATCTTATGATGATCTAATAAAAGATCTTATACATGAAAAGATAACAATGGTCAGACCAGATGAGTTTAAAACTGTTTTAAATAATTTTGATCTAATATCAAAAGTAAATGGGATATAGTAGAATGTGGATGTTGGAGAGGAGGATTCTCTATATTCATGAGCTATGTTTTTAACAATAAGAATATTTGGGTTTGTGATTCTTTTCAGGGATTTCAACCAACTAAGTTAGCAAAATATGAGTATGATAAAGAGCGACACACTCCAGTATATACTCATAATTCTGTTGGACCCTTGGCAATAAGTTTGGAAGAAGTTAAATTTCATTTTAAAAATTATGGACTTGAAGAACAAGGTCGAATTAAATTTATAAAGGGGTTTGTTAAAGATAGCCTTCCGAATTCAGGAATAGAGAAGATAGCATTATTAAGAATAGATGTTGATGCATATTCAGCGACACTAGAGATTCTAGAAGAGTTGTATGATAAAGTTCAATATGGTGGATTTATAATATTTGATGACTCTAGCTTATATGAGACTTTAGACGCTATTAAGTATTTTTTCAAAAAGAGAGATTTACCAGAATATTTACTACATCCCGTAACAAATGAAAAACTAAATATTTACAAAAGATATACAGACGATAATTCAGGTCTTCCATGCGGTTGTTATATGATAAAAATGTAAATTATGAAAATAATTTATAGAATATCAGATACTGGTTATAATAAAAAAATATACTACAATATGACAGATAAAGATTTTAAAATTAATTTTATAGTATTTTCTCCATTTCCTGAGTATATAACTAATATAGGAGGGGTTGCGGTTACACATGAATTAGTACATTTTTTAACTTTATTGGGAGAAAATGCTTATATTTACTCTGATACTACTAGTCCTAAATATAATATAAATTGTATTCCATGGGGTACAAATGTAGAATTTAATGATGAAAATACAATTTTAATATTAATCGCCGGAGATGGTGAACACATATATGAACACAATGTTCCAGAATGTTTAAAAAAATGTAAAAATATTGTAAGATGGTTGGTAAATAATCAGAAAAAATTATACTCAGAAGAAGATAAATTATATGCTAATATTAAATATTGGGAAGTACTTCCAAATCAAAGAATAGATGGATATTTACCAATATTAGATATCGATTTAGATCTTTATAAAGATTTAGGATATAAAAGAGAAGGTACTTGTTATTTCGTAAAAGGAAACTTAGATATTGAACCAGAAAGATCAATACATAAACCAGAAGATTTTTGTTTAGACTCAGTTTTATATAATATTCCTAATTTCGAAAGACGAAAATTTATGACTGAGTTATTTAATACCAAAGAATATTATATTGGATATAGTCCATTTACATTTACAGCTACTGTGGCAGCTTTATGTGGATGTAAAGTTATTGTTATTCCTCCATCAATATGTGATAAAGAAAAATTAAGAAAAGAATGTTTATTTTTTGAAAATGGTATAGCTTTTGGATTAGATGAATTACCAAGAGCAATAGAAACATTACCACTAGTAAGACCTAATATAGAAAATTTTATGGATAAAATTCAACCACAGTATTTAAATAAATTTGTAGAAGATTGCTATAATTGGTTACAATCTAAATATAGTATATAGTTATGAAAATAATTTATAGAATATCAGATACTGGTTATAATAAAAAAATATACTACAATATTGTATATCTATAAGAATAAAAGGATATAATTATTATCATCCATTAAAAAGAACTAACACTCAGTCAAAAAGAGAAGATTCTTTAGTATAAGAATAAAGCACAAGATTCGGAATCACAAATGATAAAATTTTTACAATCAATATGAATATATCTCTTTTAGTTGGTCTTAGAAATAATCTAGACTACTCAAAAAATTTCTACTTCACAACTAGAAAATTATATCCAGAAATTGAGATATGCTTTGTAAGTTATGGATCTACAGATGGTACACATGAATGGCTAGACTCATTATCTGATATTAATCTAAAGTATTACTATGAAAAAGATTCTAAAACATTATCAGATACATTTAATAAGGCAACACAAATAGCTACTAAAGATTATGTTACTTATTTACATAATGATATTATTTTAGCTCCAAATTTTGTAGAAAATATACTAAAGCATATGAATAATTCAAGAGCAGTATCATATGTTACAATAGAACCACCTATATTCTCAGGACATGAAAGACCTGGTAAGATTATAAGAGATTTTGGTATTGATATAAATAGCTTTAGGACTTCTGATATGTATAAGTTTGCAAATGAAGAGGCTCATAATAAATCTAATATGCTAGAACCAGGGGTAACATTTTTTATGTGTATGCCTAGAAAAGTTTTATTAGAAATAGGTGGTATGGATAATCTATTTAATCCTTTCTTTTGTGAAGATGATGATATAATAAATAGACTTAAATTATATGGTTTAGAATTAATAACTTCTTTAGATGCAATATGTTATCATTTTGTAAGTAAGACTTCTAGATTTTCAGAAGAATATAAAATACAAACTCAAATACTAGAGATTAAATCAAATAGAAATTATATCAGAAAATGGGGATCAAGAGGAAATTATCTAAAATATAATATAGCATATGTAGCTCATAATTGTAATATTCACGCATTAGAAACTTTAGAACTGTGGTGCGATAAAATATATATCAATGATCTATTTAATTATATAGAAAAAGAACAACCAAATACTAAATATGATTTGACAAAAAGAGTATTACCACTCATAAATTCAAATCCTATTCAAGATAATGACATTATAGTGGAATTTGATTGTTTAAAATTTAGCCAAAGAACATTCGAGTTATTACAATCTCTTCCTGCTATAATAAAAGAATCAGGAGAACCTGGATATTTTGAATTAGAAGACTTAAAAATTACAATAAATCAAATTATAGAAAGACAGAATGACTTAATACATTTATTTTAAAATCTCAACTAAATTTAGTATATTCTTTAAAATGTAAGTTATGGAAGCTAAATACTCAAAAAATAAGCAACAACCACGAGAAGTACTAAGTAGAATAATTGTCCTTGGAGAGATTGATGATGATCGTGTTAATTATGTCATTGGTCAAATACATGAGATTAATAAAGAAGATTCTTCTAATATTAAAACACTCCGTCCAGAATCACGTGAACCTATACAACTATTTCTTAATTCTCCAGGAGGATCTGTATATTATGGATTTGGACTAGTTGATTGTATAGAGGCTTCACAAACTCCAGTTCATATCACAGTTCAAGGTCATGCAATGTCAATGGCACTTCCAATACTCTGTGTAGGTCGTGTAAGAAAAATGAGCAAAAGATCAACTCTAATGTATCATGAAATGGCTTGGGAATCAGCACAAGAAAAACTAACATATCATAAGCAAGAGATAGCACAGGGAGTTAGACTTCAAGCTATATATGATGATATATTATTAGAGTATACTGGGATCACAAGGAAGAAGTTAAAAAGTGTTAAAGATAAAAATAAAGAATGGTATATAAGTCCAGATGAAGCATTAGAACTTGGATTTATAGAAGAGATCATCTAATAATCACGTATATTTATTTATAAAGACGCAATGCCAAATATACCAAAACCAAGAACTACAGTTACAGTAGCAGGACAAAAGCTAGGACTTCAGTTTGATTTGAATACCAATGAGACTAAGAGAGGGATTAAGATGCAATTCATACTTGACAATGAAGGCATGGATCCCAAAGAAAAGCAAGAGCTTACTCAAAAGATATCAACAGCATTACAGAAAAGATTTGGAGATGCTGGAATAATGGTAGACTTTGATGATAGAACACCATATCAAAATGTTATAGGTTTCTTAGTCCCACTAAATTCAATTACAACACTTCTATTAAATGTCCTTAAAGGTCAACATTAAAACCTATAAATGTTATGGCAGCCAAAAAAGAAGTACCTATTAGAGCTATATTCGATGGAGTACATCAACTAACAACAGAAGATGTAGTAAAATCTGCACCATTCAAAATACTACTAAAAGAAAAAGTTCCCCATATTATCGAAGAGGCGTATAAAACTAATAGTATATTCGCAACATTATTCGAGATTAATGATTCTGGATGTTATATAGAACTACACAAGAATGATTGGACTAATGCTTTAGAATCTTGTATTACAATGTTTGTAGAAGATGAAGATTATAATACATGTGGAAAAATTACAGCTTTAATACATGATATAAAAGATAAGCATAAGAGATTATCAAAAAAGTAGGTTGCCATGGAAGAATATAAAAATATCCAAGATGCTGTAAATTCAGTTTTAAATGTTCAATCATTTGTCAAGAGAAAATTACAGAGAAGTGGAGTAGAAAAGAAGAGAGAGTCTTTTGTAAAGATAATTAATACTATTGAAGAGGCCATTGTACGTTCTAATATAATGTATACAGATCTTGAAATGGATATGGCTAAGTACGATGAGAGATTCTACAGTGTAATTGATTACCTACTACTCATTAGTTATGGCCTAGAATGTTATGATCTTATAAGTTTTTATCTATGGGAAAGAATAGATGAAAATGGTCAAGCTCTATCTCTAGTTGATACTCAAGGTAATGAAATAAATATGCAAAGTCCTTATGATCTTTGGGACATGATGATAAAGATTAATCCAAAAATAAAATAAACGTTATGTCTTCAGGTCTATTTGATGATCCTCGAAAGGGGTTAAAATCATGGGCAGCTCAGATGGTAATTTCTGAGTCTGATATACGTAAAGCTTTGCAACATTCCAACCATATAAGCAGAGCAGCAAGATTTCTAAAAGTTAGTGAAATTAGATTTAAAACTTGGGCGAATAAGTACTTAGATATAGAAACAGGTCTTACTCTATTAGAACTTCAACGCAGAGCATTACTTATAGAAAAAGCTAATAAAGTTGGCATAGGTCCAAAAGGTACTAAGGTCAATAATCAAGCCAAAAATAAACTAGAAATAACAAAGCAGCAGGTACTAGATGCAATGGCTATATCTAATTCTAATAGAGAAGCGGCAGAAGTCATGGACGTATCTAGACAAGCTTGGAAGAAATATGCTTCAATGTATACAGACGATGAGACTGGGATGACATTATATGAAGTTCAACATGAAAAATGGAGAAAAATTAATCATGAAAGATTCTTAGCAAGAAAAGAATCTGGTTATTTTGAAAGACTTGAAGCTAGAAAGAAAGCATTTGCAGAAGCTAGATTTAAACCAGGACATGTTATATTAGATGAACATAAGTATAAGGGGCTTGAATTATCTGAAGAGTTAGTGCGTAGTGCAATAAAAAATACAAGAAGTAATAAAGAAGCTGCATCTTGGCTAAGAGTATCATATAAGACTTGGAGAAAATATGCTAAGATGTATAAAGATCCAGTTAATGGTAGATCTTTATTTGATATACACATGGCAACTGGAGGTAAAGGAATTCCAAAAGTTAGAACAGCAAGAAAGAATCAAGTTAACCCAAGAGCATTAGAACTTGGATATCAACTTGTACAAGGTCAATATTCAACTCCAGTAAGAATAGATGAACTCGCTTCAAGATTAATGAAAGATGGAAGACTAGGATTTTGTTGCGCTGAGTGTGGATTTTCTCAAAAGAGACCAATCGACATGAAGATGCCTCTTTTACTTAATTTTAAAAATAATGATAAGACAGATTGGAGAGAAGATAATCTACGGTGGTTATGTTATAATTGCTCATTCTTGCTATCTCTTGACTACTTTACAAGGGCCAAACGACAAGTCTTACAAGCAATTGCGCCTGAATCTCCTGATGCCCCAAAAGAGCTAGAATCATTCTATAAGATAGATGATTTTTACTTAGAACATCTTAAGCACTTGGGAATAAAAGACATGGCTGAAAATGTCAAAGCCGAAGAAGACAGATTAAAAGATACTCCAAAGTCTACACAAAAAGACATGACTCACCCAGACATTGAAGATCTAATAGATTACCGATGAAAGAAATTAACTCCACATTTTCCAATAAGTTTATTTCTATATTATGGAATCCATTACATAAAATGGTGGATGATAATTTCAAAGTAAGATCTATAGTAAAAAATCAACTCGAGTGGAAATTACATGATAGACTTGAAGATAGAATAAAATTTAAGATAATGCTGCCCATTGAGTGGAGAATGAATACATCACTTCGAATATAAACTTTCAGAGGTCAAACCTTTTTATTACTTTTATAATATAGCGATGATGATAGCAACTAAATAAAGCACACATCAGAATAAAAAATATCTGATCACTTTAAACAAAAGCTTTCAAATCATGCAAAAATCGCTTACTTTTATATTGTATCTATTGTTAACCAAATAAAGTGTTCAAAAATGAGAAACACAAGTAACCGTCCTACGAGCTATCAGTCTCGTACGTACATTCAAAAGGCAGTAATTGCCAATCGTCGTATCCGTAAAGGTGACATCACTCGCGTAGCAAATCGCACGGGGTATTCTTTAACTCACTGCAGCGATGTTATTGCTGGTAAAGAGTTCAATGAGCGTATTATGAACGAAGCATTTGATATGGTTCGTGGTCGTAAAGCCAACTCTGAAATGATCTAAGTTAAAGATCGAATTATGCAAAGACCTATCAGACATTAAAATCTGATAGGTCTTTTTTTAGAAATAATAGATATTTATTACTTAGAAGATAGATTACAAAATCTCAAGAAATTTCATTACATTTATAACATACTAAAAATAAAATATCATGAACAAATTAATTAAAGGTCATCAAGGCGACGTACAATTTCGCCAATTATCAGAACTTCCAAAGAATCTGAAAAGTGTTAAAAACCAACCACTAGCTTATGGTGAACATTCTGGACATCAGCATTGCTTGACTGGAGACGTTGAATTATTTATGGCAGATGATGGAACATTCTTTGCAGCAGTAGGTGGAGATGGAGCAACATTGCAACATATCCATGAATCATATTTCCAAGAAAAAGATTGGGTATCTACTGAGGAATTACAGAAAGCAGATCATAATCCAATTCATATTCCAAGTGGTACGTATGAATTTTGGATTCAAAATTCCTGGAATCCTTATGAAAAATTAATGATGGCTGTTATAGATTAATTTATTTTACTTTAAACTTAAACTACAATATCTCAAAGGTTTTTATTACTTTTATCAAGGACAATCAATAAAGATTGACCTTAACCAAAAATACAAAAAGTTATGATTAGTTTAGATCAATTTACAGACGAAATTAAAGCAAAAATCCCAGACTACATCGATCACGCTCTCGACGGTGTATTTGATGGTAAGAATTATAACACATTTGACAAAGAGGCTGCTCTTGGTATAGTTAATAAGCTATATGATATGGCAGAGCAGCCTCGTCCAAAACATCTTATCGTAGTAGAGAATCCTCTCGAAGCAAAGATTTTATATCATTATCTTGTTGAGAATGAGAATATGATAGAAACAGCTGCTGAAAGTATCTCTAATATCCCAGAAAAAGACTTAGCTAAATTTATCAAAGCCAATAAAGGCAAGATGAAATTCGTAGAATCTTCTTTATTTGCAATTGGTATATACGCAAGATACTATTATACTTGGTACAAATTTATCCAAGATGAATTTAAGATTGAGACTACTGGTGCAGCAAAAGAATTGAATGAGCTCGAGGCTCTTAATTGGAAAGCAAATATCTACTCTGCAATATTCTGTGAAGAAGCTTGCATTGTAAGTAAATACCCAACAAAGATTGTGCGTAATGCAGCTAATCTTTTGCATAACCCAGCATATCAAGCAGTAACTTGGAATAGCACATACACTTGTACAGCTTGGGATGATTGTTACTATATCAATGGTCGTCATATTCCAGTAGATATTTTCAATAAAGCAAAATCACTTACACGTGAAGAATTTGTAAAAGAGCGTAACTCAGACTACAAAGGGGCGTGGTATGAGATTCTTGGACAAAAGGGGGTTATGGATCTTCTTGGTGCAAAAGAGATTGATAAGCAGACTATAGTTCATTCGAATGGAGATCTTGAAGAAGTCACACTACTAAAGACAGACGAGATATTCGAAGAAATAGATAATCAGCCTTTTGCGTGGGTCAAGATGATATGTCCTTCAACAGGTACTCAATATCTCCAAGGAGTACAGCCTCATCATACAGATGCTATTGCTGCAATTGCTTCTCTTAGTAGATTAACAGCTGAAGAGTATAAATTTGATATGAGATCTTAGGAATAATTTAGGTAATGTAGGATGTGATCTTATTGGTAGTATTATCTTAAAATGAAAGTTATGAAACAAATAAATATACAGCTCAGCTCACAGCTCAGGTCACAGCTCAGGTCACAGCTCTATTCACAGCTCTTGTCACAGCTCTGGTCACAGCTCTGGTCACAGCTCGGCTCACAGCTCATAGATAATATTATATGAAACAAATAAATATACAGCTCAACTTACAGCTCAACTCACAGCTCAACTCACAGCTCGATTCACAGCTCGATTCACAGCTCAACTCACAGCTCAACTCACAGCTCTGGTCACAGCTCTGGTCACAGCTCAGGTCACAGCTCTGGTCACAGCTCAGATCACAGCGCTGGTCACAGCTCAGGTCACAGCGCTGGTCACAGCTCAGGTCACAGCTCATAGATAATATTATATGAAACAAATAAATATACAGCTCGGCTCACAGCTCAGGTCACAGCTCAACTCACAGCTCTGGTCACAGCTCTGGTCACAGCTCAACTCACAGCTCTACTCACAGCTCGGCTCACAGCTCTACTCACAGCTCTACTCACAGCTCTACTCACAGCTCAACTCACAGCTCAGGTCACAGCGCTGGTTACAGCTCATAGATAATATTATATGAAACAAATAAATATACAGCTCGGCTCACAGCTCGGCTCACAGCTCAACTCACAGCTCAACTCACAGCTCAGCTCACAGCTCAACTTACAGCTCGGCTCACAGCTCAGGTCACAGCTCAGGTCACAGCTCAACTCACAGCTCTATTCACAGCTCAGTTCACAACAGCTCTGGTCACAGCTCGGCTCACAGCTCTGGTCACAGCTCAACTCACAGCTCTGGTCACAGCCTCTCGATTAATCAATTAAAAAAATGAAAGTTATGAATATTATAAAACACAGTATATTTGGAATCTCTGCAAAAGGAGATAATATCATCGATAAGCATCCAAGTTTTAAAACGTATTATCCAGAATCACAGATTGAATTTAATAGTTGGTCTTTTTTATACAAAGTAGGATCAAGAATACAGAAGAACAGTAAAGTAAACCCGTGGTATAAAGACCGTAAGTAAATATGAAACAAATAAGTTCACAGCTCAACTCACAGCTCAGGTCACAGCTCAGGTCACAGCTCTATTCACAGCTCCAAAATACAAAATTATGAAAAAGATCAATAAGTTAAACGTCATTAGGATAATATCATTTATCTTATTTACATTCTATCTAACTTTTAATGGAATAGATTTAAAGATAGGAAATTTAAAAATTTATACTAAAGGATTAATAGAATATTACAAATCAAATAAATAGTCCGATATTTATTGATAGTAAATATTACACTAAATGCTTAGATTTTTATTAGACTCTCTTCCTTCTAATTCTCTAGTACCAACTAATACAGAAGGAATACAAAATTATGTCCTTCAATATGGAATTCTAGGTGTAATTACGGTTGTATTGGCTTATGTAGCATTTCAGCAATATCAGAAATTGGTAGAAAGAAATGAGATGCTGGAAGAAAGAATAGATCGAGTTCAACAAGAAATGAACGATTTACTTATAGAAGAAAGAGATAGAATGTCGAAATTAATACAGGATAATACTCAAGCCTTAAATGAATTACAAAAGACTATATTAAATTTCATGATTGCTGAAAGAAAATAAAATTATGTTATTGAATTATTACGTTTACATACTATTTTTTGCCACACTTATAATTTTATCATTAAAGAAAAAGAATAACAAAATGGCAAGATATTGGACTAAGCAAGAGGAACGCAAGAGATAGTTTTTATCTTATCAAAAATAAAGTTTACATTTACTATATAAACAAATAGTTATAGATCAATGGAAGAATTAAATCATTATTGTAAAGTTTGTAACACAGTCATTCATCCCAAAAGAGTTCAACTCGGATATAAAGACACATGTGTTAACCACTCAGAAACCAAAAAATTTGTAGGTTTAATAGTCACAGAGGGCAAAGAGAGTGAAGAGGTATCATCAATACAAGTCATACGAGATCCTAAATTAGCACAAGAAATAGATAGGTTGAAATCTTCTCCTCTATCAGATATTTATTAAAAATAATACTGCAATGTCATACGTTAAAGAAAGCATGAAGGGATTAAGCCCAGATGAACAAGATCAGCTAAAGCAATATGGAACATCAATAAAAGAGATTAAAAAGAAGATGTTAGAGCTGATTGAAAAAGGACATACTAATCTTTCTGAGCAAGGTGGTAATATGTCATCCGGTCTTGTATTACATGATGAAGAATAAAACCAAACATCCCGCATGGAAGAATTAATAGTAGTTACTCTTGAAGACGTCTTAGAAGAAATAAAAGATGCATTAGAATATGGCAGATCTCTTGGATATACAGAGTGCCTTAATCAAACAATAGGTAAGAAACCACAATCGTCAAGTACAGATCAAGCAGTAGAATTTTATGTACAATCAATAAAAGAATCATACGAATCAGAAGATTAATATTTTATGCTAATGATTGGATTAATTATTCTATCGATATCGCTTAAAACGAAGAGAATCGTCAATAGAATATGAAGATATAGCTCCAGAAACTAACGTACAGTACACAAAATATTAAGTGCAATTTCATTAAGACTTTGCACTTTTTCTTTTATAGATCAGTTAAAAGGTGTACTTTTAGATTATAAAAAAGTTATGATAACAGACATACTAAGAAAAGATCCAAATTTTAAAATTATAATTCAAGCTGAGTTTGAAGGAAATCATTTTGCGTTGGCTAGATCAGTGATATATCCATCAGAGATTAATAAAGTAGTAAGATGGCGATGGCGTACTAGAAATAGATCTTCTAGAAAACTTCAAATTCATTATTTTTTACTTTGGGGAAATTCTCCTGATATAAATAATATGGGTATTACTTGGCTATCGACTGAGAAAAGTAAGCAATTAGCTCAAAATAAAGCCCACAAATTTTTCTTTGACGCAGTGAAAAGTTCAAAATATATTAATATTAATAAAAATGAAGCAATTAAATTTTAATATAGAACTCAATCCAACTGGCTATGGTCTATTTAATAGTGATGAACTTGATTATAACTTTACATTTGAGTTATAACTATAATTACTACATGAATTTATTACCATAAGAATTCCACTAGTAGAGTACAAGTACAGAGGATCATTAATGTTGCAAACCAAATAAGCAGAGCATGAAGAAATCAATAGAAATAATATCGATAATAGCACAAGTAACACCCACGCTATTAACAATGAGATATCTTAATATGAAATAAAGCGCATGAGAAATACCTAATGACCAAAAATAACACCACTAATAACACGCTGGCGCGCTGAGACAAACAACAATCGCTAGCCGCGCACTATAGAATAAACCCAGTCATCAAACATAATGATATTACAACAGGATACTCGCTAGCTAGTTTATGGGCACTGAATAATAGACTAGGATTAACTGACCTAAATAGTCTATATTATATAAAATCAGAATACTGGATGCACCCGGGTGCGACCTGTGCATTAGACTGTGTGCGATCTAGAATCATTGCTTAGCACTAATTATATGTGAAGAGAATAGTAGACACAATAAAAGGGCAGTAAAGAAAAGAAACTTGTGGTATTGGAGATGGTCAATATACACGAGCCGGATAATCAGGTATAAGAGTGGAAAAGTAAGAGAGCCTAGTAAGTTATGAAGTTGAACGCGGTAAGAGAGAGTTACTTCCAGGGAAAAATCTAACTCCAAAGTACCAGACATATACCATCACACAAAACAAAAAAGGTATTTTCTCAACTATTTTCATTACATTTATAATATGAAAGTACTATTAATAATAATCACGGCTGCCGTAGCTATCGCAGTAACAGTATTAACACCAGTAGTAATAAAAATGTACATCGAGCTAAAGAACGGGTATGGTGATCCTAATGATTTAAAACCAACACGCATTGCAGTTCCAGTATTCATTTGCATTTCTATTTGGTTATGGTGGATACTTTTAACATTACTGACATCACAATAAAAAAAAATTTAACAGGCACTGACTAGACCCCTGCAAATCAAAAAAGGTATTTTATTCAAGTGATACGTGTAACTATCTTGCTTCTTTCTTATTGATCCGTTTCAGAATGAGACTAGCTCGGTTTACTAAGGACTACGCATCAGCCAATTGGAAATACTAACAATACTGGTTGAACAGTGGTATCATCTATAAATATCTGGCTTTTAAAACAAAAAAGGTATCCAGAAACAAAAAAGGTATTAAAATTGAAAAAGGTATTTTTACATCATCCTATTATGAGTATATTACTTCAATGTGAACTACAAGCCCAGGGTTGTTTAGAAGTAAGAAGAGAATTCTTAGATTACGGATTCGATTCAGCAGTGGATATCATATATACATTAGGAGATACTATATTTGATGATATGCGAATATGATATGATTACAGATTAAGAAAACAAATACCTGAAGAAAAGCTTTTTTATATCACAAGAATCGTGTAAATTTATAACATGGAAATGAAATTCAAAATTGGCGACAATGTCATCATCACAAAAAACACACATAAAGATTTAATCGAAGAAGGGGTATACGTATGATTATTTCAATGAATACATTGGAAAAACAACCACGATAACCGGATATCCTGGCCAGAATGAGGATGGCATATATTGCTGGTTGACGGATCTAGATTATGGATATGAAAAATTAGTCGCATGCGAAACTGATATGGAGTTGGTTTAATATATAAGGAAATTCATATAAGAGAAATCCTACATATCATTTGGTGTGTGGGATTCTTTATGGACCGTGATCAGAGCCGAGGGCATCTCGCAGGTCGGAGTATACCTCCCGTTCCTCAGACCGTCCCTTCAGTGGCCGCTGGCGTGCGATGCTTGATACTTAGTAAATGTACATAAAATAAACGACACTCGAAAGCAATTGGATATATATTTGTTTTTATACATTAAGGAAACAAATACTTGAGAAATAACTTTCTAGTGTCAACTTTTTTAATTACTTTTATCTAGACGAATGAACGTCGAACCAAACAACAACGTATGAATTTCACAGAACAATTTATTGCAATTGCTGATATGACCGCGGCTAGTAACAATCTTGTAAAATTACACAACCATCGTCCAGGCACACTCAAATATAAATGTCTCGAGACTGGCGTTATTTATTCCATGCATGAAAATGGTTATTTACGCAGATGGATTAAAGCATGGCCATATGGCGGTTTTGAAAGACTGACATGCTATCAATTAAATAAGACTCGCATAGTAAAAAAAGAATCACGTACTTGCAAAGAACGTATAATGATAACTGATATGTATGACATGTTGTGGATAATGCTTAAAGCTGTTGCGAAATATCGTACAAATTCATGGGTACATAAGTAGTAAAATAACAAATATACGATCAAAAACTTTTTATTGTCAATTTTTTTCATTACTTTTATAACATACCAAACAACATAACAATATGAAATCAGTAACATTTGGCACATCAGCAAAGACAAAGAACGAATGCTCAGCATATGACCTTAGAGAACAGGTCATTGCATTTCTAACTGCACATGGAATGAACCAGTCCTACGCTTCAGAGATCACAGACGTAAAAGATAATATGTATGTTTATATCAACCCCAAATGCGCAAATAGTGGTTGGACAAGAGCGCTCGCATTACTACAATTGATCTTCTCAGAGGATTCATTAAGGGCTAAGGCATACATAGCATATCGTTCAGGAGAGGATGTAGGTGGAATGAGATTGACAATATGCTCTGGTTCGAGTTTTGGGGATGTCATCAATTATATCAAAGCTCATATGGAGATTACGATAGCATAAAGAATAAGGTTGTGAGTGACTTGTATGTGGAACTCTCAAATTGGTCAGGTTCGAATCCTGCCCTGACTACAACAAAATAAGTATACGTACAAAATGAAGTCCAAAGTCGAATTCCTGCCTGCGATCATTTGGCACATATTACAAGCCTTCTCTATATGGGGAGGCTTTACTCTTTATATTATAAAAACAAATACGTGAAAATAAACTTTTTTCTTTCAACTTTTTTAATTACTTTTATAACATACTAAAAAAACAATCAAGATTATGACAACAAACAAGACACACTTTGCAGCACATTCAGACAACTTTTCAATACTGAAAGCAACACGTCAAATGCTAATTGCACTTGGAATTCCAGACGATAAAGACTGGAATGACGGGTGGGAAGAAATTCCAACTGGTGATTATCGTGCCTGTATAGATCATATTGTAGTCCGTACTCATGATGCTAAACTAAACATGCAATATCATTCACATAACGGTTCCGCAGGCTCCAGTGTTACAGCAACATACGAACTACCAGGTCAATTAAACGAATTCATTGATGCTGTTGTAAAGGCCAATGTCAAAAAGCCAGAAATTAAAATAGCTGGATATGAAGCTAAATTTGGTACTGACACAATTGCATTTGGCTGCCAGACTTATACTCGTGATGAAGTAGCAGCTATCAATAAATTTCTAGATCTTAATAGCACTGCTAAACTTTCAATTGCGAACCAAAATATCGATACCGCACTATTAAATGAGATTTTAGTTAATATGACGAGCAGCAATGCTAATAATACAAAATGCTGGTCAGTTGGTGATACGTTGACTTTAGAAGTACTTAATCGCCCAGAATCTGAATTATGCTATCCCGACAGTACTGTTGGATGGTATCTAGATAATAAACCAACCCGTAGTATGTGGATAGGTTCAGACAGAAAGATAGAGGCAGTGGAAATCAGAGGGGGAAAATTAGCAGCTAAGATATCTAATTCATATTTATGGATATCAATAGACTCTTTGCAACTAAATTATAATACTCACATTATAAAAACAAATACCTGATAAAAAACTTTTTTCTTTCAACTTTTTTGTTTACTTTTATAACATACTAAAAAACAAATCAAGATTATGAAATTTACACAGAACACACAGATCCATTGCACATCACAGAAAGAGTGGCAAGATTGCCTTGAAAAATTCCAAAGGCTAGGCATTAAATGGAATTCCGGCAACGAAGCAACAGACAGCTATATGCTCAATATGTGGCAGACTGATAAATACACAATCCGATATATTAAGGTAGATACTGAAGGTGAGCGCACATGGTTACTACACGGGGGTTTGGTATATTCACGTGATTCTATCCAACTCACAGCTGCGCAATTTGTAAATTCATATGAAAGGGGTGTGGTAGTACGTGGTCCAAAAGAAGTGATCGTACCATTCTTTGAGAGTCTAAAAGCTCTTGGATATTCAGAACGTCTAGACGATACACGTTGGAATCAAACGTATAATCCAACAACAGAAACTAGCGATTGCACATATCTATGGAGTGGTTGTCCACAAGAACGAGAGAGCGTTGGATTGCAATGGCATAATCATCTTTGTGGTACTAAACTAGAAAACCAATTCACTCTTCCAGAGCAGTGGTCACAAGCATTTGAAGCAATGAGAGCTTGCCTTGATAGTTGTGCGCCTAAATTCAATGGACCTTGGAAAGTAGGTGACACAATCACACAAAATGAACTTAACAACCCGAATGTCACAAGATGTAACAGATTTACTGGCTGGGTGTCTAAGTGTGGTACGTTTGCTAGTGATCGCGCAATTAAAAGTATTGAGTATGTTGATGGTCGTTGGGAGATGCGAGTATCAGGCACAAGTCCTGAAGTTAAATTAGACGCATCAACAGTTGTTAAAGGGTACGTACCACCTTTTAAAATTGGTGACTATGAGGCTAAGATTGATAAAGTAGGTGGAACGATTGCATTTGGCTGTCAGACAATCTCAAAAAGTGAAATTGAAACAATGCTTAAAATGACACAGAGTCCTATTAATGCAGATATTAAAATTATGGCAACAGATATTACTACTGACGCGCTTAATACAATGTTAGCTGCTTTAAAATAATAATGGTGGTCGCGGGATTAAACAAAAAGAAGCCTAGGGGAAACTCTAGGCTTTTTATCGTATTATAAAAACAAATACCTGATAAAAAACTTTCTAGTGTCAACTTTTTTGTTTACTTTTATAACATGACAAACAAACTAATAGTATCGATATTACAATGGACATTAATTGCTGGCATATTAGCTTTAGGCACTATGTTGCTTTGGGGCATGATGTTTTTAATAGCATATGTCTCATAGTAGAAAAACAAATACCTGAAAAAATACTTTCAAGTATCAACTATTTTACGTACTTTTATCATACACTAAACAACAAGCAACAAGATATGACAAAGCAACTAACTTACGCACAGAAA